ATCATAAAATAATAGAGCATCGTTACCACGATTCATTATCAAGTTGTTTAAAATCTAAGCGTTACGCTATGAAGGACAGAAGTTCTACAGATAGAGTAGTGTTTAAATGTATCCAGTCTAAAGCAAACATAGAGATATATATGGGAGAAAAAAAAATACTTTCTTTAATAATGGACTAATCGTAATCTCGTTCAAGAATCATTTGTAAATAATGGATAGCTTTTTCTATATCTTTTTTCTTACCTTTCTTCTTGTGTCTACATATATATTTAATAGCATTGCCTTCAGCATATGGTAAATTATTTTCATTTATAAAATGTGCAGGTTGAATCTTCATAGATTTATAATGGTCACCATCTACCTGTTTGTTTAATGTTTCGTATGTCATATCTTTAAATAAATCCTTGTGTGTCATTAAAAATTTAATCTAAATTGACCAGGCGTTTTAATAGAACGTACTGGTTTTTTTTGTATTATATTTATTTGTTTATCTTTTAATTTGTATATATCTAGTTTCATAGCTTTAACAAATTTCATAGAAGCATATTCATAATCTATATCTGCATAATGGCAAATAAGTTTAAAATCATAAGAGTTTGAAATAAGCCAATTTATAGCTTCTCTTTTGTCTATAATTTTATATTTATTTAAACCATCATACATAGCATCTTCTATTGCCTGTGTAAGTACAGCTCTAAAGAGCTTTCTTTCAGGACTTTTCATCCTGATTTATAACTTCATAAAATGTCTTAATGTGTTCCATTGGACATTCTTCCCAGTTAAAAGTCTTTGGATCTAAACCTTTAAGTATCTTTAAAGCCTTTTCATCAGATTCAGCTTCTATATAAACTTCAGATACTACAGGTAAATATACCCAATTCCTAAACTTATAAATCATATATTGTTTTTACGTCTACTAGCTTCTAGTGTTCTAAACAAATCTATTACTAATGCTTCTTTGTCTCTTTTGTTGTCAAGAGTACTTGACGAGACTTCTGCTTCAAATAATTCATCAATAGCAGTTTTATAAGTATCAGATGCGTAGAACGCTTGTTCTTTGGCAGAAATGCTTTTGTTATCTTTATCACCAGTAATAAATAACGCTTTTTTTCTTTTAAGTAATCTATCAAGGTATTTAACATTAGCACTTCCTTTTGCTTGTTGTTCGTCTGTTTCTGCAAGAAACTTCAATGCTTCTTCCAATCGCTTCTCTGTAATCACTTTTATCCTCCTTTAAATATAATTGATATAATTTATCTACTAATTCTTTATTGTTATATGTATCTAATCCCATCATCTCAAGTTCTAATTTGAATTGCATATACATCCGACAAAGTCTCCACTACCATCATTCATTACATGAGCATTGATAGGTTCAGTTGCATAAGTTGTTAAACTTAATCTTAATACATCACACAAATTAAAACAATCCATTTTACTAATTATTTTTAAATGAGTTGTCATATCTTTTGTTACTTCTATCAAATGATATATTCCATCATTGTTTATTATTAGTTCCATAATTAACCTTTATTAATTGATTTATTGCTGTTGTCCAAGGGTTTAATTGAAAATCTTTTGCACACCCTAATAAACTTGTTAATATAACAAGGAGCACAATTTTATTACACAAATTACATTTAATCATAAATTAAAAAGGCACTGCTAGATGGGTCTCTAACCACTCTCTAACAATGCCTAGTTTCCTAACTAAGAGAGATAAGGAAATCGTTAAAATGGTGCATCTTCTCTATCATCAGAGTCTATTTTAGAATTTAAAATATCTCTAACTATTAGATCTAAACTTTTATGCATTTCTGGTGTAACTTCTTTACCAGAACTTAACCAAGCTGACATCAAATTACTCATAGTTAATCTATATTTTTCTTTCCATTGAGCATTTGGATCTTTAATAGTTGCAGTACTTGTAGTTGTTACTGGAGAAGTTAAATTATTTGGAATAGCTACTTCACCATCTAATAATTCTATTGAATTAGCAGTTTGGTATTGTTTGCCTGTTTTACTTGTTCTTACAGGTTGTGCAGCTATTTTAAGTCTTGCACCTTTCATCCAACGTGATGCACCTAATGCTTCACCATATATGGTCATATCTGTACCATCATCTTTAGTAATGTAAACTGTTACACCACCATTATCTTTTTCAAAGGCTCTTTTAAATGAGCATTCAAATGTTTCTGTTTCCATTTTGTTCCTCTTGTTTATTTGTTTTATTATTTGTCCAAATCGTTGCATAGTTTTTTATAGTCTATTTCATTACTTTTGTCCAAATTTCTTTTGCGAAATCAACAGATGTAGGAGTACCTTTCCATCTAAAGTTGTCGCATACCAAAGGGGTTATGCGAACAACATCTTCTTTTGTTTTACATATATCTAGTATAGCTTCTATGTGTTTCATAGCATCTAATAAGACTTTAAGTTCATCTCTTTCAGTCATATCTACACAATATTCATCTTTTGGAGAACAATACATAAGCATAGTTTCTTTGCCAAATAGTTCTCTATATAGACATTGTTGACGTACATCAGCAGCTTTTGGATACCATTTAGGATCTACATGACCTGCTTTTAATCGTCTAATATAAGCAGTAGCTTTAGTATCTATAATTACATCTTTAAACTCAAAGTCTGTTTTACCAACAATATCGTATTTTAATCCATATTTTTTACCTGGTACTTGAAGTTCATTTTGAAATGATACTACATCACCAAATTCACGTAAATTTTGTACAAATTTATTAGCAATAATACCTGACCATGCACATTCATCTGTAGTTTCTAAACCATGTTCTAGGTATTTCTTTGTACTATAATCTGTGATAGTATCTTCATCAGTGATTTGATTTTCTAGTGCATGATTAGCAGCATCTTCTGCTGTTAAACCCATGACCATTCTTGCATTGGGATCAGATTCAAAATCAAACAACTCATTGATAACCCAGAAAGCTGGACTATCA